TGACGTTGACCCATTTTTTATGGATCTCAACTTTTTCGGTGACCACGTCGCACTCGCCGACGACATCCCTTCTTACGTTGTGATATTGCATTTTTTTCCCTCAGATTATGATTATGCGGAAATCAGCCCCTGCTCAATCAGTGACGCCGCCGTGCGCCCAAACGAGCCCTGAAGCTGGTAGGCGAGCCCGGTGTCGTGGAGGTACTGCCATGCGGCCAGCACCTCTTCCTCAGTCCCTTCTTCAAAGCCCTCTGCGAGGGCCACTGCTTCGTAGTTGCTCATGATTTAGCTCCTGTGTCGACAAACACATACCCGGCCTTCGTTCCCCCAGCAATCCAGCGCGAGCTGAACGCCTCCTCTGGATCTATCCACTTCAGCTTGCGTGCCAGAGTCTCTGCTGCCAGCGCGTGGCAATCGACGCCAGACAGCTCGTATGGGTAGCCGATCGTCACCCTGATGCCGCTGGCTGTCGTGGCAGAGATTCGGCTGCCACGGGTGTCCGTGGGGCCGTGCTTTTTCGTTTCGATTGACTGCAGTGCGATCATGGTAGTGCTCCTTGGTGATGGCCGTCCGTGGCCCTGTGAAGTTTTAGATTTCGGAAAGTTCGGCTCTGATCCTGTCGAAGTCAGCTGCTGCCTGTTGGTAGGCGATCTCGAAGGCTGGGGATCCAATGCGACCTGCCTGCTTGGCGATGATCTCCAGCACGATGTCTTGACCACGGCCTGATGGCAGGTGTCCGTGCAGCAGGTTATCGCGAACCGAGGCTACGAAGCCGTAGTCGCCCTTCAATGCGCTCAGGATAGGCGCTGCGATGCTCGCGATCTTGGCAGTGCGATCGGCTGCGCGTTGAGCTGCCTGCTGGCTGGAGAGCTCTGCGTCGGTCAGGCCGCTGTTGCGTGCGCGCTGGGCGTCGAGCTCGGCGTTGTATGCTGCCTGACGAGCCTGTTGCTGTGCTTCACGCTTGGCATCACGGGCAGCCTTGGCCTTCTTCCTGAGCGCCAGCTTTACCTTGCTGATGACCTCGGTGTGGTGCGTCTTTTCAACACAGTCTGTGCCGACAGAAAATCTCTCTCCGGTCGAATCAACGATGATGCAGTGATTGCTGATGCCGGTACCGCAATGATCACAGCTGAAGTGGCAGCACGCTGGCTTGCTGCGCAGCTGTGCGTTGTACGCCTCCGGATTGGCTTCCAGCAGCGCCTTGGATGGCGCAGACCAAATGCCGACAAAGCGAAATGGTGCTATACCGAATTGGAAGTGCTTGTGGACTGTCGCTGTGCTCATTTTGCTCTCCTCTGGCAGCTGGATGCCGCCGATGTGAGTACTATAAGGCCTTGCATACTCGATTGCAACTACTTGTGCGAGCAATCGAGTATATATTTACCTGTTATTGCCATGCAGGTCACGCAGGACGAAGTAGGCGTAAACGTCAGGCCCTTCCTCGGTGGCATCGTCCAGATCCGTGAAAAGCTTGCGCTGCCCCTTACGTGCCGGCTTTATCCGGTTCACAGCAGCGTAGGCCGCGCGGGTCAGTGCATCGGCCACTGCCTCTTCCGCTGGCGCCACGTAGTCAGCCTGCAGCACTCTGGCAGCATCGCAGCTGCCAGACACGTAGCCCTGACGCAGCTCGTGCCGTATGGCCTGCTTGAGCGCTGTCAGGGTCATGCCGCGCCAGACAGGTACCGCTACGTGCGGAAGGTGGTGACCTCTCCAATAGTCTGGGAGGGAAGTTTCGGCGTGAGCCCACTCGAGCACGGGGCGCGGGGTAAGCGTCAGGTCTGTGTGTAGCGGCGCGATGGTTTGCATGTTCTACTCCTCGTTCTGGGTTTGTTTCTGGATGAATTGACGTGCTTCGTAGAGCCACTGCTCTGGTGACAGCTGTCCGGTGGCATGCACCATGATCGACTCTGTCTCAAAGCTGAAAGAAAGGGGATCGTCCCATACTAAGTAGTGGTACCCATCCCCCTTGACCAGCTCACAGCGTGAGTCGAGCTGGCCGATGGCGGTGTTGATGCGCTGGAGGCTCACAGCCACCCTCTGCGCGGGTACGACAGCGGCTCCAGCTCGTCCAGCTTCGCGTTGAAGCCGTCCTGAATCTCCGACTGTAAAAGGTATCCGAACTGCGCGAGTATCACCGACTTGGCTGCGAGCACGCCGCCACGCTCTTCAGTTGTCCGCTGTGCGTGCAGCTCAGTGGCCAGATCCGCGCCCAGCTTGCGTGCTGCTTTCTTTGATGTCTTGATCATGATCTTGCTCCTGTGCCCCCGTGGTGGCTGATTATTGGTTAGTAAAATCTGGCTTCGTAATCTGCGCTGCCGAGGCACTCGTTCTGAGCCTCAACGTCGTCTTGTGCATCGATGACGGCGAAGATGGCGCGGACGCCTTCCTCGCTCAGCCAGAAGATGTGGCCGTTGCCTTCGTTGTCGTCTCCCCAGCCTAGCCCCTTCGCTTCGAGTGACCCGATCAGCGCGGCCACTTGCTGGTTGTTCCAGCCCAGCGCCTTCTTAAATTCTGCGTGGCCGCCGTTGCTGAAGTTGTCGGACAGTTGTCCTTCCAGAGAGTCGTAGTTCAGACAAATCTTCAGTGCTGTAATTTCGTTGCTGGTCAGTTGTGTGCTCATCTTCATCTCCTCTGGCCGCGACATGCCGCCGATGTGAGTAATATAATCGATCACATACACGAACACAACACTTTGTGTGCGCGATTGATAATATATTTGAGATAGGTCTGTTTGACAGAGGATGTTGCCGTGGATAGAATTGCAGCCGATCAAACACACAGGAGAAGTGCGATGTATACGTTGGAAGAAGTACGAGAAAAGCTGCAGCACAGGCGGCTGCCGGAAATGGCAAAGGCCACCGGGCTGGCTTACGGCACGGTGCGAAAGTTGGCTGCAGGGGATAACAAGAGCGTGTCTTACGCCGTCGTCAAGAAGCTGAGCGATGAGCTCATGCGTCTCGAGACGGCTTAAGCCACCAGCGGATCAAACGGAAAAAGCTGCCTCAGCATCTCTCGGCTGGCGCCGGGCTGTGCTGGTGCAGATGCCTGCCCGCCTGCCGGACCAGCCGGCTTGTCCAGCCCCGGCACGCCTCTGGTAGGGGCCGTAGGGGGCTGAACGCGCGCCTGCGGGGGGATGGCAGGGGGAGGTGGTGCCTGCTCGTCTGGCTGATCTGGAGTCGCGCCAAAACCCACTCCTCCGCCCAGCACGAGCCTGTCCAGCGTGGTAGGCGTCGTCTGTAGAGCGCCTTCTGCTGCACTGAGCGCACGGCTGACCCCATAGGACCTTTGCACGCCGTTGACGAGGAACCACTCGCCAGCTGCGCGAGCCACATCGGTTCTGCCCATCATTCTGAAAAGGCTGCCCAACATGCTGCCGACTACTGCACCGGAATTGGATCGATTTTTCTCTGTGCGCATCATCCGTGCCGTAGTGGACGCCAGTGAGTTCATGACTTTTCGCTCTTCGCCAGTGAATAGCGTGCGCACAAGCTCAGGATTTCTACGCTGGGCATCCGCCCACTCTCGGGAAAAAGTGTTTGCCACTCTCCCAGTCGCATTCGAGACGATCCCGTCAGAGATCATCATGAAGGCCTCCTGTCGCAGCAAATCCCACTCAGCTGCAGGCAGCGTGTTCTTGAGCGTGGTCAATGTCCGGATCGCCTCTGGCTTGCCGATCAGACCTGAGAATGTCGATCCCAAAATAGCTTTTGCTGCAGCTTGAGGTGCCACAATTAGCGTTTTTGAGCCGTCGATCATTCCTTCTTTGGTGAGGCTGTTGAGAATTCCGCCCTGACTATCCCAAAGATTTTTAAACCCACGGTAGTTTTTGATGGCGGAAGACCATAGCCCTACCGCCTCGTTGTTGCCGTAGAACAAATTGTGCTCAGCCATGTCGAACAGTTTTTGATCAAGCTGCTCAACTGCCTGTCTGGCAGCGGCGCCCTCGCTGCCAAGGTTTGCCGCCTGACTGGTCAGCTGGCTACGGACAGCCTGAATGTCATCTAGCGACCCGCCATTCTGGAAAATCTCATCCAAATCGCCCAGAATTCCGTAAGTGGTTGGCGCGGATCGAGGGTTGAAGTTGGTTTTCAACCCTGCAATGATCTCGGCTCCAAACGTAGCCGCTTGAGCCGGGTCTGCGTAGGCTGCACCCGCGCTTCTGGCTTGCTGGTACATCTGGTCGGCATTTTCCTTTGCAGCAGCGCGCGCATTCACGAGAGCGGCCTGTACAGCTGCGCCACCCTCCGTCCTCCCTACGACTGGACCACCTCCTGCAATGATCCGCTGAATTTCATCGATATTCTCCCGCACTGCCGCATCCTGAGCGTCGAACTGAGCGCGGATGATGTCCTTCGCTTTCTCGCCGTAGACGCCTTTTTGTGCAAGATCCTCAAAAAGCTGCTGCTCCATGTCTCCGGTAATCTGGCCAGAGGTCAAATCGACACGAACAGGCAGCCCTTGGGCCTGCATCTTTGCCAGAGCTTCTTCCGGCACAGCACCCTCGCGAATTCGCTTTGCGATGTCCTCAAAGACATTTACCTGCACCTGCTCAGGGTCAATCCCAACGCTTCGCAAGTAACTTACCGCCTCGGGTGTGAGCTTGGCGTTGCGGTCGATGACGCGCGCAGGAGCAGTCTCAAAAAGACTGCCAAGCTTGCCACCGATGCCCTTGAATATCTGACCAAGACCGTAAAACGCAGATCCAAAAATCGCACCTTCAGCTACCGGCCTGCCAGCCATCGGATCGCCGGAAGACATCGCAGAAAGCCCCTCTGCTGTCGCCGCTTCTGTCGCCGCAATTGCGGTCGATTTCATGCCCAGCGTAGTCGGCACGCCAATGGCGCCCAAACCGGTTTCTATAAGCGGTGCCGCTGCAACGGCGCCAGATAACTGCAGTGCAGTAGGCATATCCAGCCCACGAGGGTTTGGATAAAACGTCGAGAAACCCAGCAGTTTTCCCTGAGGGTCCTTCACCGGGACACTGACGAGCACGTTGCCGAAAGTGTCGCGACTGGTTTGCGCATTCGGCATAATTTCCACAATGCCTCGCTCAAGTCGTGCCGGGTCGAGTGTGGTGCCAACCAGCGCCATGAGCCTTGCTTGATCAGCTGCTGGCAGGTTTAGATCGCGCACGCCCAAGCCTTGCCCAAGGATTGGCAGCTGGGGATAGGTCACTTTCGCCCCTCTGGTCCAGTCGTAAATGTCCCGTCCCGCAGTCGCAGCGGCTCCGGCAGCATTGCTGGCAGCAGAGAAAAGGGATGCCTTCAGCCCCTCTGGGTCCTCTCCGCTGACGATCCTGACTCCTCGTGACGACATCGCCGCGTAGTTTCCCTGACTATAAAAGTCCAGATCGGAATCCGACAACTTTGACAGGTCAACGGTGGCAGGCGTCTGTCCGGGGGTGTTTTCTTCGGCCATCATTAACTCCGGTTTACTGTATAGGAGGCATGCCGCGACGAGCTCGCTCGGCGTTTATCGATGCTACGTCTGGCGGCACGATGCCGGCAGGAGGAGTGGCTGCTGGGGCCGGCGCTGCTGGCGGAATCGGTGCATTTCCAAGCTGATAAAGACCCAATAGTTGCGTTGCTGAAGGGTCATCTTTCAGTACGTTGGCGTACTGAGCCAGTCTGTTCTCGTGGGAGCTGATTCGGTATTTTGCCGTCTTTTCGAGCGCGCCCATCAGCTCTTTTACTTCTCCCTGAGTCATGGCGCCAAGATCCCCAGCAGACGCCCTGCGTATCAACGCACGCTCATTTTCAGTAATCGCGCCTTGTCCACGCATAGCTTGTGCCGCAAGCAGTTCAAATTCTGCTAGACCCTGCATGGCTAAAACCGTGTTTTGCAACCTTTCTTGACTGTTTCCGCCTTCAACACCAAGGGACTGGCCGAGTCTGGATACTACCATTGCCGATGAACTGAGCGGACCACTAAACAGCTCTTGCTCCAGCAGCGGGCGGACGTTATTCACCGTGTTCAGCGTGCCCAGTGCAGCAGTGGCCTGCGTGTAGGATGCATCCAGCTGGTTGGCTGCATTGGTGCTCAAGACGTCGCTCAGCTTGCCTCCGCCGACATTGATATTGGTCGCGGGACTCGGGCGTGTTATATCAAACTTCCCGGTCGTCTCGTCGACCTGAACAATGGACTCCGGAGGGGCTCCAAGCGCTGCCAATTCCTCGGGCGTAGCCATCCTGAATCTAGCCCTATTCGCCAGCTCGTTGGCCTGCTGCTCCCTCGCCAGCAAGATCGCCCGCTGATCAGCAGACAGGGCTGTATTGGACGCCAGAATCGCATCTCTCTCGGACTGAGCCTGCTGCAGCGCAGCCAACCGGGCTCTGGTCTCGTCTTCTTTCATGGCAGCAGCGCGCGCGCCAAGCTGGCCGGGCAATGCCCGTGTGGCACCCGCCAACCGAGCAGCTCCTGAGCCCCGTAGCGGCTGTCCGTCAGGTCCGACGTTGGCGGCATAGCCCAAAGCCGCCTGAGCGATGTCAAACAGCATCTGTGACTGCGCTGTGCGGTTGTCCGCCAGCCCGAGAAGCTGCTGATACTCAGGCGTCAGCTCACGCGCGCGGGCCATCGTATCTTCCGGAGATTGGCCGCGCAGAGCTAAAAATTCGTCAAGCGGCGAAGTTGCTCGGGTAACGCCCGCCGCGCCGCTACCGTCTTGAAAATGCTGAACGATTCCTCCGCGAGCCATCTGCATAGGCATCTCAGCCGGGAGTGAGGCGATGCCCTCGGGAGGCATGCCCATCATCTCTGGGGGCACCATCGGCTGCTCTGCGGGCGGGGCCATCCCCATCATCGCAGGATCCATCGGCGGCTGGCCACCCTGCGCCTGCATGCCCGTCATGGCGTCCATCGGCAGCGCACCCACGTCTGCTCCGCCCATCGGCAGCGCAGCAATGCCTTGCTGAGCAAGGATCGGCTGCAGCAGTGCCAGCACTTCGTCTGGGGTCTGCTGAGCAGCGTTGTATCCGACGCGATCTGCCAGCTCTTCGCGGCGGGCATCAATGGAGCGATAGTCGCCTCGCAGATTGTTCATGAGGATCTCGGGAGAATTGGGCCGGCGATCGAGAATTCGCGCCATGTCGGCGTCGTCACCTTCCTCAACCTCGCTCTCTTTCTCGATCTCTTCCATCAGCTCATCGATGTCGTCGAGAAACCCGGACATGATGCCGACGTTTTCGATCTCGTCATCATCGACCATCTGTCTTTTCTTTTCTGCCATCATATTCACCTTAGAAGACTCCTGCTGTTTTTGCCGCCGCGCCTGCGGACAGAGCCCCGATACCCAGCCCTACAGCTGTCTGCAGCGGGCTGGTAGAGGGACCTGTCTGGGCTGCCATCGACATCTGCGTAGACGGAGCGCCGCGATAAATGTCGCTCACGAAGCCCAAGCGCTGGTAAGGATCCATGACCTCCTGCATCTTGGTTTGGCGGATAGCGTCAAGCTGCGCCTGTTCGTTCTGTCGCTCGAGAAGACCGACGTTGCCCAACATGCCGACATCTGCGGCATTCAGCTGCTGGGTAGCCTCGCCCATCGCGCCCATCTGCGTGCCCAGTGACCCCATCTGCGTACCAAGGCCTCCAAGCACCTGAGCCTTGTTGAGATCCGTGGCGGCTTGCTGAGCGGTCAGCGCACCAATCCCCTGCCCAAGCTGGCCAAACTGCATGGCAGCATTGCCAAGCGCTTGGCTGGACGCCAGCTGACGACCCTGCTGTGCTTCAAAGCCCTGCATCGCAGCCTGCTGTGCCTGCTGATAGTTTTGAGCGTAGTCCTGCATAATACGCTGCTGCATCTGGTCCTGCACGTTGCGCTCGAACTCTGCGCGCTGTACGCCCTCGCGAGTACCTCCAAACGCGCCAGCACCAACGGCCTGCGCCGCCTGCCCTTGCCGTGCAATATCTGCCTGACGACGCATCTCTCCCATCGCATTCTGGGTCACGGCCTGCTGGTACGGGTTCATGTAGGATTGAGCGGAGTTGGGATCATAGGCCTGAGCAGAACCCAGCAGCCCACCAATCCCCTGCCCCAGTACTGGCTCTGCGCGCGCGACCATATTCTGCGCAGCCTGATACTGCGGGGCGGTTTCCACGGACCCGGCTGCCAGAGCGCCGCGTTGCGTAAGATCCATCCCCTGCGTGATGGCCTGAGATCCGCCTTGGATGAATGGCTCAAAAGACCCGATGCCCTGACGCGCCAGATCCATCGCCTGCTGCTCACCGATAGACAGACCAGCTGCCTCAATCGCCGGCATGTTTAGCGGCTGAGAGTACAGACGGTTTGCTTCGTCCATCAGGTCCAGTTTGCGCTGTTCAATACCCGGCGCTTCCCGCTGGTATACGGTTTGGTAATTTTGTTCAGACATTTTTTCGCGCCTCCAGCTTTCTCATCAGGGCATACATTTTTTTCGCTCCTGCTCGTCGAGATCCGTTGCCCATACCGCGCACGGCCTTGGCAGTGAACACAAATTCGCCATCCGACAGCATAGCGGGGATGTCGTCACTCGTGCCTGTGCCGGGGCCGTTTATCGGGCCGGTTTTACGCGGAAAAGCCTTGTCCATACTGCCGCCTTTCGCAGCAGCTCGTGGCGGAGTGTAGCTGTACGGGTTGTACTGGGGCATCGTGGCCTCTGTGTTAACCCCGCCATACCGTATCCTGTCAGCGTCCTTTTGCACTGGGATGCCTGACATGAAGTCCTCAAAGCCCTCGGGAGGCTGGATCTGCTCCTCCTCGAACCCGCCGCCCAGAGCCATGATCCCAAGGCCGGTTGCGGCGAGGGGGGCGAATTGCCTGATCATGCCGGGTAGCGCGGCGTCATATGCTCTCTGAGCCAATGCTTCAGATTGCGTCCGCGCCAGCGTGTCCGAGTAAGCCTTCTCAGCGGCAAGCACGCCTTGCTCTTTGGACGGAAAATAAGCGTCCTTGAGTCCTTGCCCAAATTTAATGTCATCGCCCGGAGTGAGAGCTCCTTTTACATTCGCGAAGAAGCCCCTTGGTTCCGGCGTAGGCCCAAATCTGGCCTGCGGGACATCAAACATGCTGCCAAGCTTCTGAGCGTCCGTAAAAGGCCCAGCTGCCGCACCAGATCCAGCGGTGAGAGCTCCGGGAGCCTGTGCAGGTGCAGCAGCTTGACTCGGATCAAAACCACCACCCATCATCGGGGTGCCGGTCGGGCGATATACTGGCGCAGGGGCTTGTGCAACAGGCGCCTGAACAGACATAGGCAAGCTCCCTATGCCCTGATCCGCGATCGGAGCACCAATTGGGGTGCGAGTAATGGGAGCCGCCCTTGCCGCGCCAAATGTAGTGGCACTGGGCTGGGCTGGTGGTGCTGCACCCATGTCGAGCAGGGGCTTGTTGGCCACAGGGGCAGGCGCGCTCAGGCGGCTCATGGCGCCCTTGGCGGCACCGGCAGTGATACCGCTGATCGCACCAGCCTTCAGAGAGTCTTTGAGGTTGCCACCAGCAATCAGGGATGTGCCAGCGCCACTGACAAAGCCACTGATGCCTGCGGCAGCAGCACCGCCGGCAGTGGCCCCCAGCATACTGGCAGCGGCAGGGCCGGCAACCATGAACAGCGCGGTACCAATCACAATCTTGCCAATCGTGGTGTTGGCGAACTTCTTGACCGCCTTGCCGAGCTTCTTGAACATGTTCTTCAAAAAGAACTCAGGAGCCCCTGTCTGTGGGTTGATCGTGCCACTTCCGCCGTAGCGGCGAAGAATCTGGGCCTCCACTGGGCTGATGTGAGCGAGCATGGTGTCGCCGTAGCGACCAGCTGCAGCCATTTCACGCGCCATTGGCTTCAGGCTGGCAATCCCGCCTCTGGCAAAGCCCTGCGGGGGAGCCATATTCTCAGGTCCACGCAGCTCATCAAGGGCCACGTTCAGAGCGGCAAACAGACCGGCGTCGAAAGCCTCAGGCAGGAGCTCTTCGTCCACGCCCATATCAAGATATTTCTGACGAATGACCGGATACTCACCGGGGGCGGCAAGCACTTCGTCCACCATTGTGTTGAGCATGTCGATGACCTCGGGGGCCACTTCCAGCTCTGCCAGCTCTTGCCGGAACTCTGCTACCGCGACAGGATCTGCCTGTTCGGCAGTCGCCAGCATTTCACGATTGATTTCTGTAGGTGAAACCTGCTCCCGCAGCTGCTCAAAAGCTGCGAGCTGGTCTGGGGAAGGTTCAGCAGGGGACATTTGGGGGGCGCCCATTCCCGGCATAGCGTTGACCATGTCTTTTTCCTTTAAAAGTTAAAAGCCACACGGGGCTGCGCGCCGGGGAAGGTCGCGAGAATGCTTAAAATTATCAACGAAGACGACATCATTGTCCACCATCACGACCGATCAGTCTCAAGGTACGACAGCACAAACGTCACGTTGGCGACGCTCGATGTCACCTTCAGCACATCGGCTGCCTCGAGCACACAGGGGATGCCACTGAAGACATCCATCGTCTGCGTTGTCGGCAGCTGATAGGTCTTCAGCAGTGCGTGTGCCGTGGCACCACCACCCGGAAAGAAGTTTACCGAAATAGACGCCACCGAGGCGTTGGTGTTGGTCACGCGCAGAGACGATATCACAGTGGTGTTGGCAGCCGGCACCGTGTAGATGGTGGTTTCGGTTGCCGCCGCCGGTATCAGCGGCTGCCGGAGGTATTTGTTGGACATGGTAGCTACCCTGCTGACACAAAGTTGATGGTGAGGATCACGGAGGGTATTGCAGGCCGCGTGGGGCTGGTGTTCGCGTCGTAGTGTTCAAGGTAGACATCGACGTTGTCAGACCACCATGCGATTTGCAGATAGTTCACCGCAGGGTCTGTGACGGTGAAAATACCCGTGACAGCAGGCACTACATGAGCCCAAATGGTCGCGCTTTTGCGCGCCGGGATGTCAAACCGGGTATTGCTCAGGGGATAGTTGACACCAGTGTCCTTGGCCCAGATCTCAAATTCCGCCGCCGTATTGCTGCGGTTTGTCATCTGAAGCGTGAAAGTCACCAGATACTGCCCGCTGCATGGAACGTAGATCTTGGAGTTATCCACCACGCGAACGCCATTGCTTAGCGCGACGGTGTTGAAAGTCACCAGATTCTCGCTGGTGATGCCGGCGTTGGCCTGATCCGCGTCTGACAGCAGCATGGCGTGCGGCTGCATCACGCCGTTGGATAGCTGAAAACCACGAACACCTCCGGCAAAACCACCGCCAGCTCCACTGCCGGCGCTCATCCACGTGGCTGCTCCGGCACTATTCTCGCTGGTGACAGGAGTGTACGTGGTATTGAGCTGCAGAATGATCTGCTCAAGCGAGCGAACCAATTGGTTGAACTGCTGAGGCGTGTACTCTGCCGAGGCGTTGGGCAGGCGGACGCTGGTAATCTTGCTCATCGCAGGCCGTCCGGTTGGATATCGACACGCAGCGTACCGTATCGCCACGTACTCCCCAGCTCGTTGTTCTCGATGGTGATCGAGATCTGCCGTCCGCGAGCTCTGGTATCTACCTTCTGAGTGGTAGGAGTGATGACATACGGGTCCAAGGAACTCGGGCTCGCCGTTGCCTGCGGGAACGCGCGCAGCAGAAGCCTGATTGTCAGATCCCCGACCTGATTCTTGAAATCTGGGATGAAGCGCGACATCAGCAGCATATTGTCGCCGTCGCCGATATCAAAGTACCCAGAGGTCAGCAGGGATGACAGAGGCAGATCCACGTCGTCAGCGCCCGTCTCGTGCTGATAAATCAGCGCACGTCCAGCTGTAAGCCCATAGATCGTGCCGATGGAGCTTTGCGTTGCGTCAGGCAGATATTTCGAGGCCAGTGGTTTCGGGTAGGCGCTCAGGTCTACCCATGCGGTTCGCGACATCGAGCCAATCGACCAGACATTTTCCAAGTAGTTGAAAGTGACGCAGCGATCGATCACGTCGCTGGTGATGGAGCAGTACCACCATGTCACCTCGTTGAACTGGCTGTTCAGGCCAACGTGTACCTTGGTCTTCTGAACCTGATTCAGGTCCTTGAACACGTAGTCCTGCACGGTGCATGGGAGCTTTTTAGCCGTTCCGTCGAAAACGTAGAACGCTTCGGTTCCCATCCAGAACGCAAGACCGTTTACGTCCACAGCGGCGTGCGGACCAATGCAACCGCAGTTGGCGCCCAACTGCTGGAAGCCAAACGTGAACGGAGGGCCGATGTACTGCTGGCCATGCAGCGATGTGTCGGTGAAGATCAAAATCTGACCACGCGAGCGTATGGCCGTGACGATCGCGTTGCCGTCCGTGAGTCGCTGCCCCCCGGCTGTGTTGGTCGCGCTCTCAGCAAACTGAGTAATATCCTCCTGATTCGAGAAGCGCACAAACATCGGATCCTGCGACGCCGGAGTACCAATCGCAGTCTCAGTGCCGAAGCAAACGAGGTGCCGATCAGGCGTTGAAAGGAGGGCGTACTTACTCTTGGTCGGCGCGCCTGACAGTATTGTGGCGCGCGCAGTAGCACCAGCACTCAGATCCCAGTAGTATGTCGGACCATCCACAAGCTGGCAGATCACATCCTCACCGTATGTATCAAGCTGCCAAACTCTAGAGTTCAGCGCAACCGTACTACCCGTCGGACGTGGTGTCCCCCAAGTGCTAAGTCCCCATGTGCCAAATCCCCAGCCAAAGTCAAAGAAGCTGACGTCTGTTCCAACGCTGATTTGATAAGCGCCCACGACACTGGCGCCGCCATTTCCTGTATCTGAGGAGTTTGCAGCGACCGGTGCGGTGACGGTGTAACTATTGGGGTTGATGACAGAGGTTACTTCGTACTGCGAGTTCAGCATGACGTCAGTAATAACGCCGCCAAGACTGACTGCGCCCGAGAACGTCACAAAATCGCCTACGATGGCACCATGACCAGTATCGGACACAGTGATAGTGGCTGAGCCATCAGTGGCAGCAAACGTCACTGCGCCAGCGGCTGTGGTCTCGCGAATCGGGGTAATATCGCTCCAGAGTCCGTTGACGGAGACATACAACTTGCGGGTGGTGCCGACCATCACATAGGGGACCCCAGCAAGGCTCGTCCA